CTTCAGATTATGTGTTTGTTAGAGCAAGAAATTCAGAATTTAACTACACTGAAAATCCAACTTTTATCTCTGGGTCAACAGGTGAAGTTATTTACACTGATTTTATAAATAACCCTCAAACATACATTACAACTGTAGGAATGTATAATGATTCAAACGAATTGTTAGCAGTAGCTAAATTATCAAGACCTTTAATTAAAGATTTTACTAAAGAAACTTTAGTTAGAGTAAAACTTGATTTTTAATACTAAAAAATTTTTAGTACATTCCTATGTAGGAAATAAATAAAAACCTTGAATGAGTGCTTTTAAACCTTTTACAACTGCAGATGTTATATTATCTCCTTTTAAAGTAAACAAATCGTTTTCTTTTAATGGTATAGCAGAACTAACAGGTTCAGGTATCGATGTTTTTGAAGGAGAAAATACTTCTCCTTCTTTATGGTCTTCAGGATCAACTTCTACAGGTTATATATCTACACAAGATAAATTTTTAGTATATAGATCAATTCGTGAACTATATTATTACAATTACCTTGAGAACAGTGATGGTTCCCCTATCAATACTGCTTCTTTTAACGATGATGGTACTATAACAGGTTTACCTTACACTCCAAATGCATACAACTACTTACCAAACACCCTTTTAGCAGATAGATACTACCCTACTGGATCTGGAGATATTATAGGAGTTATATCTATCCCATCAAACAAATATGGGGAAACCCTAAAACCAGGTACTGTAACTTTATCTAATGGAACAAGTAGTTTATATGATGATGGGGAAGGAAATTTGATAACAAGTAGTTTAAAAGTAGGAGATGTTATATATTCTCATGGAATAATAACTCTTACAAATGATGGTATACCTCAACAAGATGGGTATGGGTATATTACTTATGGAACAGGTAGTTATGGGGCAGGAGATTCTAATTTCATTCAATCGTTTATAAACTCCTCCAATATTTCTTGTTCTTTTGATAGTACTTTAACAATATATGAATCTCAATATAAATGTACTCTAAGAGAAAACGAATTTAACTTTAGCCAAAACCCAACTTTAATCTCAGGAAGCTCTAATTCAGGAATTTTGTATGATTTTGCTACAGGTTCTTATTTTACCCCTTATATTACCTCTATTGGGTTATACAATAATGATAAAGAATTATTAGCAATAGCAAAACTATCCCAACCCTTAAAAATATCAGATACAACAGACACTTCTATTCTTATTAACTTAGATTTATAAAATGTATTGGTTATATCAAAACAAAGAAATATCTTCCTTGGAAGATATAAAACAAGATTCATTTGGGTTTATATACATTACTACTCATATCCCTACAGGTAAAAAATATTTAGGTAAAAAATCATTTTTTTATACTTTAAATAAAAAGTTAGGTAAAAAAGAACTCGCCCAACAACCTGTTACAAGAGGTAGAACTAAAACTACTAAAAAAGTAATTAAAGAATCTGATTGGAGAACATATTACGGTTCGGAAAAATTCATTAAACAAAAACTTAAAGAAGGTAAACAAGAAGAATTTAAACGTGAGATAATTCATTTAGCCTCCAATAAAAAATTACTCACTTATTTTGAATGTAAATACCAGTTTATATATGGTGTATTAGAAAATGAAGAATGGATTAACAATAACATATTAGGAAAGTTTTTTACAAAAGACTTTGATATTCAATAAAGGTTTTATATATTAGATTTATGGTAAATGAGCTTTTAGTAGACTTAGTAGATAGAGTTCTAGGAAAAGGTAAACGAACATCAAAAGGTAACCAATCTTATCATTGTCCTTTTTGTAATCACCATAAACCTAAATTAGAAATTAACTTTACTGAAAATAAAAAATGTGATAACCCATGGCATTGTTGGGTATGTGATAAAAGAGGTAGAAAACTCCAAACCCTATTCAAACAAATAGATGCTTCTCCCGAACATAAAAAAGAACTAAAAAATCTAGTTAAATCAAGGGATTGGGTTCGTGAAGAAATTACTATATCTTCTCAAGTAGAATTACCCCAAGAATATTTACCTATATTAGATAATGATAATATTTTAGCTAAACATGCTTTAAATTATCTTAAAAAAAGAAACTTAACAGAAGAAGATATCTTAAAATATAATATTGGGTACTGTGAAAGAGGACCATATAGCAATATGCTCATTATCCCTTCATATAATTCAGAGGGTAAATTAAATTATTTCACATCACGCTCTTTTAAAAAAGATTCATTTATAAAATATAAAAACCCAGATGTATCTAGAGATATAGTTCCTTTTGAAAATATGATAAATTGGGAACTCCCAGTTATTTTATGTGAGGGGCCATTTGATGCTATTGCTATTAAAAGAAATAGTATTCCACTATTAGGAAAAAATATACAAAACAGTTTAATGAAAAAATTAGTATTATCCAAAGTAAATAAAATATATATAGCTTTAGATCAAGATGCTATTAAACAAGCATTAAACTTTTGTGAAAAATTATTAAATCAAGGTAAAGAAGTTTATTTAGTTGAACTTCAAGGGAAAGACCCAAGTGAAATGGGATTTAAGAGTTTCACTAAATTAATCCAAAAGGTAACTCCATTAAACCAATTTAAATTAATGGAGAAAAAAATCTCACTAATATGAGTAAAAGAAATATTAAAAAATCTTACAACAGGATTCTAGAAATCTCTGAGGATGCGAAACAAATTACCATGCCAGATTCCCGTTACTACCAACGTAATGGAGAATACTACCCATCAATTACCTATGTTTTAGGGTCATACCCAAAAGGCAAATTTTTTGAAGATTGGCTTAAAAAAGTTGGATATTCATCTGAATACATTGTTAAAAAAGCAGCAGAGCAAGGCACACAAACTCATGAAATGATTGAGGATTATTTAAATGGTAAAGAATTAAATTTTTTATCATCAACAGGATATCCAAAATATGATCCCTTAGTATGGCAAATGTTCCTACGTTTTGTTGATTTCTGGGAAGAATATAACCCAAAACTAATTGAAACCGAAGTACATCTATTTTCAGATGAAATTAAAGTAGCAGGTACTTGTGATATGGTTTGTGAAATTGATGGTGAACTTTGGATTATCGACTTTAAAACATCAAACCATCTCCAAACAACATATGATTTGCAAACTGCAATTTATGGTAAATGTTATGAAGAATGTTATGGTAAAAAAGCAGATCGTTATGGTGTTTTATGGTTAAAATCTAATAAAAGAAAAGCTTCTAAAGGTAAAATGCAAGGTAAAGGATGGGAAATGTATGAATCAAAACGTACACAAGAAGAAAATCTTGATATTTTTAAAACAGTTAAAAAATTGTTTGATCTAGAAAACCCAACTCATAAACCAATATTTACTCAATTTAAAACACAAGTGAAACGAAAGTTATAATATTTATAACCATGATAAGCTTAATTCAACTTTTAAAAGAAGTACAAAATAAACCCAAAGCTATTATTATGGCTGGAGGAGCTTCTGTGGGTAAATCAACAACATTAAAATCTATTGAATCACAACTTTCTGGATTTGAAAATTTAAATGCTGATAAGTATGTTGAAGATGAAGATTCTCCATTATATGGGAACTTAGGAGGTGCTTCATCAAAAATTAAAAAAGAAGATTTACCTCAAGCTATTGAATCTAAATCTAATTTTATATATGATACAACTGCATCAAATTTAAAAACATTAAAACCCTTAGTAGATAATTTGAAAGATAATGGGTATGATGTTATGATGCTAATGGTATATGCACACCCAATAGTTTCTTTCCTAAGAAATTTTAAACGCGAAAGAAAAGTACCTTTAATTGGAATTATTAGTACTTGGGTTAAGGTATATAATTTAATTGAAGACTATAAAAAGATGTTTGGAGATAACTTTGTATTAGTTACTTCTCCCCCATCCTCAACAGAAGAAAAAAACCAAATTGAAGCCTTTCAAACAGCCCAAAATCAAGGAAAACTCCAAGAATATTTCTCAGACTTAATGGCTACAGGTGATTACCAATCTTCATTTAGAAAAGATGATTCTAAACTATCTCCTGAAGAATTAGAAAAAAAAGAAAAACAAAGACAAAAAACACAAATAGCTGTTGGTAAATCTATAGAAGATTTATCTCAATCTTTTGATAGAATACAATCTTCATTAGATCCTATTAGTAAAGATGAATTACCATCTAAAATATCTAAATTTATTTCATGAATAGGCTTGCAAAATCCTTATTAGTTGGTTTATTAGAACAAGAAAACTATATAACAGCTTTTTATGGGGGTGGGTTTAAACCTCCAACAAAAGGACATTTTGCTGTAGTTAAAAAATCTCTTGAACAATTCCCTGATATAGACAAGTTTTATATTATAATTGGTAGTGGAATTAGAGATGGAATATCCCAAGATGAATCTTATTCAGTTTGGAATATATATAAAAAATACTTAGGAGATAAAGTTGAAATAGTTAAAGCTGATTCATCACCTTTAAAATATGTAAAAGATTATATTAAAGAAAATACTGACCATAAATCACTGGTCTTTATAGGTTCTAGGGATGGTAATGATGAAGATGCTCAAGACTTTGTTAAAAGAAAAGAATTTTTTGATAAATATGGAGACCATGTTGAAGTAAAAAACATAACAACAACAGGTGGAGTTAGTGGGACTAAAGCTAGAGA